AACGCATATAAAAAAATGGCTACATTGTCGTTCATATTCCGTTTATTAATCTTAAGTTTACTATCAAAAAAATATGAAAATTCTATATATTAATGCCATCTTTTCATATTCTTCACCGTTGGTAGCAATTTACGTCTGACGTGCATTGCCTTTTTCTCTTTTTTGTGTTTTAAGTGTTGGCTGTCAATCCGATATTTGTTTAACTCTTGTCGCAAAAAGCAACCAACACTGCGCAAAGTTTATGCTCAATCCAACTACCAACGGAGAAATTCTGCATCATCATAATTTCAATTTTAGCCATCTACGCGGGGTTCTATTTTACCGCAAATTAAACATTTTCTAACTCCACGCCAATCACAAACATTGTCTTGGTATTTGTGTTCGCAAATAAAAGGTTCGCAGAGAGCTTCTAATTCAAAATCTTTCTTCATATTTGATGCTTTTGCTTCCAAAAATCCAGCAAAAAAACTGGGTTCATCATATTTTTTATGTTTTAACTCTTTAAATCTTTTTTTAGCTTGTTCTATTATTTCTTTGCTTGTTTCCATAATTATTAAATATCATTAATAGAATAATATTCAAGTAGCTTATATCCATCAGATTTTTCCCCATTAATAGCTACAATACACTTTCTTTCAATTCTAATCCCTTTTTCTAAAGGTTTATCTTCATCTTTAAACCACTCAAACCAACATCCAATTTTCAACGTAACTTCTTTTGGTTCTTTTTTAGTACCAATATTCCTAACCTCATAAATAAATTTCCTAAATGATTTTAAATTTTCGTTGTACTTTAAATCAATATTTTCATTTAAAAGGTTAATAATTTTCAACTTATTTCTGTCAATTTTTTTCATTATTTAGTTATTTTAATTGGGTTATCTTTTTTTAAATCTTCGTCAATACACTCTTGGTTTAATTCTTCAAAGAAATTTTCAACGTTAGGGTATTTCAAATCCACCGCTACGCTATTTCCAAAATGTTTTTTAAATAATAATGTTGTGCTCATAATATAATTTGTATTAATCTTTAGTTACATAAATAGTATTTTCATTTTTATCAAACTTTGCGTTTATTCTCCACGCATCAGTATTACCAAGTTTAATCTCACCATCTTCTTTAATACAACTCCCGTCAATAATCCAATGACGAAAAGCAACTATTTTACCGTTTACTTTTTCTTTTTTAGTCACCCATACGGTGAATCCACCATTTTTATTAACTTCAACTGTGATATTTTTTAAATCTTTTTTAGAAACTACTTTCATAATATTTTCGTGTACATTGCTAACGCAAATAGCCACCGCTTTTAAAATTAAAATTACTTTACTTTTCCTTATTACTTTTTAGTGAGGCACAAACCTTGCACAAATTAGTTGCAGTTTATTTTGGCTGATTTTACTCGTTTATGCTATTTGTTTTTAAACTCTTTCTTTGTTCTTTTACTTGCTGTCTAAGTAATATTCCTCCAAAACAAAACACCAACTACGGCATAAAATTTATAAATTGGCATCTACATATTTACCAAGGTCTATTTCTGCACTTTCCGCAATGCAATTTCCGTCTTTATCCCAAATCGCAGGTATATAAACTTTCATTACTTCGCTACTTTCATAAGTGCAACTTATGTTAACAACCTCAATCTCTGTGTCGTATTTTTTAAGTAATTCAGCTAAATCACTTTTAAATTGCATTGCTACTTCTTTGCTTGTTTTATACATTGTTTTTCATTTTAATTTACAAATTTTATCCTTTAAAGTTGTAATTAATGGCTGATTTTAGCAATTCTTTTATCAATGCCCGAAAAGCCACTAATTACAACACCAAATAAAATTTAAACTATTCTATCGTTTCATTATAAAGTTCTGCGCTATTGTCTTTTAAATACTCACTAACTTTTCTATAAGCCTCGTCCGTGCTATCATTATCAAATCCTCTAAACTTAACTCGGGCAGGGTACACATCTGTTATAATATTGTCTTTAATCTCAAACACTATAGCCCATCCAAAAATGTGTAGTATTTGATTAATGATTAGCACTAATCCTGTGCTTCTAAATTCATTCCAGTTTTTTCTTTTTACCATTTCAATAATATTTATAATTAATTAATCCGTTCAAATATTATTCGTGTACGTTGTAATTTATTTTGTCCGACTTCTTAAAGGTTATGCTACTTTTGGCTTGCCTTTGTTTTTTCTCTTATTTGTTGGCGTAAGTTCCATCTACTCAAACCAAATAACAACTCCGGCTATAAGTAACCTTTACTTTTTGCTTTCTTGTCAGCATTTCGCTTGTTAAGAGCAAATATACTATTCAATCCATAAAAAAATTCTTTGTGATTTTTTGGTATAATAGGTTTCTTTTCTTCTTTTTCTTCAACTTCATTGTAATATCCACAATCTTCTTTGTTACTTTCAAACATCATAGCCATTGTCATAAGTGCTAATAAATGTTTACTGTCTTTCATTCCCATTTTTTTATTTGTTTATAGTTAAATTAATCAGGTTTCTCATAGCTGTTTAAAGTTACTGTTTATATTGGGCTGATTTACAAACTTTTGCTAAATTTTTCCAATTTTAATAAAAAATCTTCATTGCGAATCCGACCGCATAAAAAATTATTATAATCTTTTTCTGAACTTAGCATCTTTTGCTCTTTCATTAATTTAATAGGTTTGGCAATTCCTTTTTTTTCGATTGTTTCTCTTACTTGCCATAATCTGATTTGATATTCAATTAGTGTCATAATTTATATATTTTTTTGTTTTATCAAATGTACAACTAAAATAATTATTGTACAATTTTATTTTTTATAATCTCATTAAAATATATCATTCCCTTCTATTACTACTGGAAGCCCAAATTCATTAACCGTAAATTGAAATGGATTTATTGGGAAACCCCTTGTATAATCAAAAGTTACATTAGTGATATGTTTGTCTATTTTATCAACTTCCAAACGGCATATCGTTTCGGCTTTTTTTAAGATTGCGGACCCTAAATGTCCTGTTGGTTTTTCAGTTCCGTAATTTGAATGCAATACGCCTGTAATATGGCAATTGTGAACATCCGATAACGTCATCATTTTTTGCACTAAATTATTGCAACTATCCAAATCATTAATATCTTTAACCAAATCGGCATAACCATCGATATTTACAAGTCCTATATTGCCTTTGTATGGCGCTTGGTTCATTATCCATTCTATAAATTCAAGTCTAATATTCCAGTCATACCGTCTAAGATAAAAAGGCGCATAATATTTATAATCTTCACCAACTATCTTAATAGCCCTTTTAAACACTCTTTGAGCGTGCCATTTTGACTGCTCAGTATCAAAGTCTAAAATATATTTATTTCCAACCCTATGGCTTTTTATATTTGGTGCATAACTAACTGATTCCCCACCTATGTAAGTGGCAATAATTAATGCTTTTAGAAATGTCTTTTTACTCTTTGATGCTCCGTGTAAACAACTAAAATTACCATAAGTTCCAAATTCACAATCATAAATATTTTGCCCTTGTTGGGTTTGCCCTATGCTTAATGCAAGCGGAGGTTTTTCAATAGTTTTATTAATATCTACATAAGCATCTCGCCTTATTTTATCTCCGTCAAATTCAACTATTCCAATATCTTCAAATTTTATTTTTTCAAGTACCATACCATATCTGTTTTTAAAATGTCTAACATATCATTTATTGCTTTTTGTATTTTATCTGTTGGTTTTTCTTCGATAATTTTTTCATCTGAGGAACCTATGTTTCTAATGTCAATACCGTTACAAATTGTAGCTTCTAATTCCGCATATTTAAAATTTCGTCCACCTTGCAAATCATAAAAAACCCTTTTAAAAATTCTTTCCAATATTTCGTGAGTTGGTATCATTATGCCGTCTGCTCTTAATTGCCATAAAACATTACTTAAAATAAGCGTATCTAAGCTATCAAAATAAAAATTACTACTAAGTATATTAAAATAGTTATTACGTACATCCACAAGTTTGTTAATGCGTTTAACTGCTTTATTTTTATCTTTTGAATACTTAACCTCATTTGTTAAATCTGCAATTAACAAATCTAAGTCTTTTATGTCTTTGTATAAATTCATAATTTTCCTTTGTTTTTAAATTCAACTGATTTTATTTTCCAAGTTTTTAACCGTCTTTCAATAGAAAAACTTTTCTCTTTTTCAAAACGCATTTTTTTATCCTTTTCGCCGTGTTCAGTCCAATACTCAAAAAATTCAGTCAATAATATTTTATCGTAAGAAATAGAAATAAATGGGTGTAAGGAATTTTTAAATTCCTCTTTTCTTTTCTTTATATTATTATCATTCTTGTTAGTTGTCGTTGGTTTGTCGTTGGTTTGTCGTTGGTTTGTCGTTGGTTTGTCTGTGATTTGATAATCAATATATTTAACTATCTGAATTATAGTACCTTTACTACTTGAATTTACATTTATTTCGTTTGTCGATTTTAACCTTGTCAATGACGTTCTAACTTGACGTACAGATAACTTAGTTTCAATGGAAAGTAACTCTAAACCTGTCATTAATTGTCCTGTGTCAATTAAAACACCTCTATAACGTTTCGGTTTATGGTTTGCTTTTAACAATAAATATATAAACAATCTAAACGTGTTCGGCTCATCCCACCACTCCCAATCTAATAATTTTCTATGAATTTTTATCCAACCCTCATTCATTATTTACGCATTTTAGATTGGATATGTAAAAGTATTCCTATGAAGTCGCGTAGATGTTTTTTATCTAAAATAAAAGAAATATTATTTGATTGAATTTTATCATAAATATTGATGGTAATAAAATCTTTAAAACCGTCATCAATACTTATTTCAGTGTCATTTTCTGAATTGTAAATTGAGTGTATCATATAAGTTAAATTAAATTAAAAAGCCTCACAAAATACGGTAGGGTTCAACTTCTACTTTCTTTTGCAAGGCTTATAATAATTTCTTATGTTACTATAATGTTGAACCGTAACTAAACCAAAAGTAGTAAATATATTTTAATAATCAAAATAATTAAATAATCTTCTTACAAAATAATTCCTAAATATTGAAGCCATAAAAAACACCATTGTAATAATAATATTTTGATTTATGCTAACTTCAATATTTAATAAAGGATATATAATTAATTGTATCATAAAAGATATTAATAAGCCTATTACCGTATTACTTATACTTTCAATTATTGATTTATTTTTAGTCTGCATTTTACTGTTTTTTATTTAAAAACCCTACCAATTAAGGCAGGGTTTTATATCATTCCACTGATATTTTAATTTGCAGTTTTGGCAATGGACTGCTCCCACCTAAAATAAAGATTCTTGTTTTGAAGTTAGCATAAATCAAAATATTATTATTACAATGTTGCCAATTTAAACCAAAAGAGGTCATTTTTGCTTTTGTTATAATTCTTTCAATTTCACCGTTTGCAAATCCTAATAGTATTTCTTCTTTGCGCTCAATGCTTTGGCTTCCTATTATTTCAACTGCATTTTTATCTGATTCTTTTAAAATACTACTTTCATTATTTGTATTGCACCAATATACAGAGGTTTTTCCTTTTGCCAATTCGATAGCTTTTTCGCACCGGATTTCTTCTGTCTGTTTTTGCTCGTGCCTTACTTCTGTCATTGATTTTGCTATTGGCGTAAACATTTGTATTTGTCCATCAACATCAATTAAACTTTGATTTTTAATGATATGCCTATTTACAGTTAATTTAGGTAAATTATAACGTTCATTTGAAAACCCTAAATCACTGGGCATTTTTGCCATAATTGACCATTGATTTACCCACGAAAAAAAGTCCTTTTCAGCGTGTGGCTTTAAATAATACTTTTCACCAATATTACGGGCGTTACTATCTGAGCTGTTTTGATTATTTTTAAAGAATTTACCCAACATATCCATATAACCCATATATCCTAAAGCCTCTGAACTTGTGCCTAATTCTATAAAATCATTTGGAGAGGGTGTTGCTGTATTTAAAAATCTATAAGGTATCTTTTTTACAAAAGATGTTACTTGTGATTTAATTTTTCCGTCGAAGTTTTTTAATATCGAACTTTCATCTAAAATAACACCAACAAAATCACTTTCATTAAAATAGTGTAACCTTTCATAATTGCACAAAACTATTTTTTTAGTATGTTTCCCGTCTTTTGAATATTCAATGTCATCCAAACCCATTTTTTTAGCTTCTAAAATAAATTGAAAAGCAACGGCCAAAGGAGTTAAAATCAATACTTTTTTATTGGTATGCCTTACTATATTTTCAGCTAAGGCAATTTCTATTAATGTCTTACCCAATCCAGTATCTAAAAAGTTGGCATTTCTGCCTTTTAACATTGCTTTTTCAATAGTATATTTTTGAAAGTCAAATGCCATATCAGGAATGTAATTTGCCTTAAATCCATAACTACCTAATAAATGTTTTTTTTGTTCTAAAAAGTCTTTGTATTCCATAATTTAATGTATAAAAAAATCCCTTTGGTTTCGTTGTGGTGGCAACTACTCCCAAAAGGATTAAACTAATTTTTTATTTTAAATCATTCCACCAAATGATTAATAGTTCAAAT